CGCCCATGTCGATGGGTCCATTTCGACGAACTGGTTGCGCAGGCGCACAATCTGCGCCTGCGGCATGTACTTCACGATGCACTTGAGAATGAGCGACGCGAGGTCTTTCATGCCCGTCTCTGCCATCACGCGCGCGATCATCTCGACCTTCGCCTGCGAGGCTTGCATCGTCGCGGACACAGCTGCCGCGGTGGTCGATTGCAGCACATCAGGATCAAGCCCCATGCTCGCGGCGGACATGCCCGTGCGCTGATCGCGCACCGCGTCCATATATTCCAGCATCGCGAACGCCTGCTGCCCGACTTGCGGCACATTCAGCGGCGCGACCATGCCCGGCGCGCGGGTGCGCACGATGCCGCCAGGCCGCGCCTGCAACAGGTCATCGAGATTGACTTGGCCCTCGACCGCCACGACGCGGGAGTTGTTTTGCAGGTACAGATTGTCCAAGAGCTGCCGCATGATCGTCGACTTGATCAACTGCACGTCCATGACCTGCTCGGCTACGCTGCGCCCGACCAGGCGGTGCGGCATCAGGATCGGCGACAGGACCGCGAACGGCACCTTGTCCCACTCCTCGTTTTCCAGAATGTGCGTGCCTTCGCCGATCGACACGACGCGGCGCAGTTCGGCGATGCCGTCGCCGTCGTAGTCGGAGTATATGTAACCCTCGACGACCATGACTTCGCGCAGCGCCGGGTCTTTGCTCTCTAGGTTGGTGCCGCTCTCGATCTCCTCGAAGCGCTGCTGCCGCTCCTGCTCCTGGTCAAGCTCGTGGTAGCCCGCGTAGCGCTCGACCTCGTCCTGGTCGTAGCCCATCGCCACAAGGTCGCTGACCGTCATCTGCGTGCGCTGGCCCACGAACGTCGCGCTCTCCATGTCGGTCGCGCGGCGATTAAACAGGAACTCCTCTGGCGGGATGTTGTTGATGCGGATCGAGCCGTCAGGCACGCGGCGCTTGATCTTGACGTTGTAGACGACGACGGGATCGCCCTCGTCATCAACGCCGACCTCAATGCTTTCCTGCTCGGCAATCTCAACGTCGTCGTCGTCGGTCAGGACGGCAAGCTGCGCAGGCGTCACGCCCTCGAACTCATCCTCGACGATCTTCTCGTCTTCCTCGTAGTAGACCTTGACGACGCCGATCTTGAAGAGCAGGGCATCCTTTATCCAGTTGTGCAGGATGCGGAACCCAGGGTTCTGCGCCGACAGCACGAAGTTAAGATACTCAGTCGCCTGCTCGGCGCTCGCCACGTCCTCGGGCTGCCGCGGCAGGCAGCGGGCGAAGTCGCCGTTGCCGAACACGCGCATCAGCGACGGCATCATGTACTCAATCACGTCACTGACTTCGGTGGCGACGACCTGCGAGCGGCCATCGACCTCGTTGCCGAACGAATCGCCTAGGTAATACGACAGCGTGTCCACGCGATCCTGAGAGAACTCGGTGTCGTAATAATTGACGGCGTTCTGCACCTCGTTTGTGAATAGCGAGGAAAAGTCGTCGTCGTGCATTTTCATGTACGTTATTTCCTTGAACCACCCCCTGCGGGGGCGTAATATCTTGGTACGGCATTTGAACTTCAGCTTGTGCGCCGTGGCATTCCGCCAAAAGCACTAAAGAGGAGAACCCCAATGAGTGCATTTATTGTTTCCGAAGGCTGCATCGACGATGTTGTCGATCTTCTTTTAGACAGCGCTGGCCCAGCCCTCGCACACCTGTGCGACAAGGACGCAGTCGGCGCTGGCCTTTACGCCCTGAACAAAGACAGTTTCGACCGGAAATACCCGCAATTTGCGGATGAAACCGTTCCAGATTACGCCTACAAAGCAGGTTCTGGCGACGCGGCACAAGAATATCAATCCTTGTGCTGCTTCCTTTACCAATCCTGCGAAGGCGGTTGTCACGAGTTACCGCTGTACAAGCACTTGCTGGCGATCCGCGACAAGCTCGCGCCACTTTACGAAGCGGGCAACTCGCAGTACGCGCCGCCTAACCTCTCCCACACCAAGTGGGACCGGCTACGGGAGGCTGCGTGATGCCGTGGACCCCCGAGCAAGTAAAGAAGTGGGAGAAGAGTGACCGCGTTAGAAACCCCCAAAATTGGTATAACGGTCATTGGTACGACGGTAAGACCGGTGGAAGAATTTGGGTTAGATCACTCCACCGATTCACATGGGGTCGTTGGAACCTTCTGTCTGAAGAAGCGAAGACCCGAGTGCCACGCCACCAATGGCCGGAAGGCCTTGAAAACCCAACTTCTTAATGCGCGCGAGTAGGGCGTTCAGACCGCCCTCTCCCAGCACCTCAAGAAACTCTTCGTAGTCCTTGCGCTGACCTTTCCCGCCAAACTCTTCTAGGCGGTCGAGGTTGGCGCGAGCCTTTTTTGACACGCTCTTACTGTTAAGTAGCTTTTCGTAGTAGTCCGGCGCGGCGCGACGCAAGCGAACAAGGTTCGCAATCATCCTTCGCGTAGCCCGACCGCTCCCAGCCTTTTCTTTTGCTAGATCGCTCGCCTGGTCGATGTAGCCGCTTGCCTGACGCCCACGAAGTACGGTCGAAGGTGTCCAAGGCACGTTAGGAAACACTCGGCGAAGTTGGGGCTCCATCGACTTCATTGCTTTTGCAGCGGCTGTGCCAGATCGCTCTTCAAAGTCCAGGAGAGCCACACCGTTTTCAGTGTTGCCCATGCCGTAGCCTTTAGCGCTGACAATCTTGTTTACCTGCGCAAGCTCATCGGCTGTTGGCATGCGGCCTATGTCGATGGCGAAGCCCGCACGGTCCTTCCCCGAAGTGGCATGCGTTATGATCTTGTTCCACGCGGCACCCTCTTGGAAGTCAATAAGCCCGCGAACAGCCTCGACAGCGTCTAAGGCGCGCTCATCAACCTGCGAGATGTTTAACAAGCCGCCTTCCATCTCATCTGTACGATATGAGACTAAGGGCTTGCCTACCGTGACAGGATTGCTCTCCCCCACGCCTTGGCTATTTATATAAAAACCCGGACCTTGGTCGCTACGCCTCGAATACATGCCGAGTTCGCCATACATCGGGTCTCGACCAGTTTCATCAATCCAGTTCGCGCGATCTGTGAAGGCCTGTTTTTGCGCGTAAGGCGCGTCAATAAGATCGCCGAGAAGACCTGTAGACTTGCCGGGGATTTGCTCGCTTGTGGAATAGGCGGTGTACTTAGGCCCGTAGTCTGGGTACGTCTTCGCAGCAATCGCCACACCTTCTTCCAAGGGTATGCCTCGACGCTCTGCCTCGGCAGCACCTTTGCCCGCCACCCACGGCGCGGCTTGTATCTCGCCTGCTTTCCAATCAGACCTGCCGCCAAGGTTTCTATCTCGTGCGCGAGCTACAGCAAGCATCGTTTCATAATCAAGGAAGCGATGCTCTTGTGCCGACAGAGCGCGACTAAATGTTCCACCGTCTGCGTTGGTGTATCCAAAGCCGCGAGCATGCCATATGTCGTTCGTGCCGGTAGTCGGCTCGGGCACCAAGTTATCTAAATGACCTCCATAGATGGCGGTCTTCGGACCTAAATTAGGTAGCCTGTTCTCGTCACGCGCCGTGTTGTAGTTGCGTGCTTGCGCACCGGTTCTGACCTTGTCCATAGCGCGGCCAGCTTCGTAATGGTTATGCGCTTGCAGAGCAAAGCCCATGTTGGTGTCGGGAGTAGCTTGTGCGCTAAACAACGCCTGCTCCCCAGCGGCAAGACTTTGTGCCTGCGGACGATTAAGTCCTGGCACAACAGGACCGGCGATTTCTTCGTTGAAAGTGCGAGCGCGTGGATACCAGTCGGCACCTTCGATGCCCGCCTCGACCTGCGCGTCGAACATCTGGCGCATAGCCGCAATGTCTTCGGGCGTCTTAACGCCACGCGGCGCGCCGATGTACTGACCGGACTTGTCCTGCATTAGATGCTGCTCGGAGCGCGCCACTTGGATAGCCTCGGGCACATCCAATTTACGCAAATCGATTGTGTTGATGATGCCGCGCGCTGCGTCACCAGCCGCGTCTAGACCTTTTTTTGCTGCGCCGCCGCCTGGAACCATCGACAACCCGAGGCCAGCAGCCGCTAGGCCAGTTCCCAGAAGCCCGGTCGCGTTGCGGTAATCCTCTACAGCACCCGGCGTAGCTGCAAACGGCAAAAGGTCAGCCGCACCAATACTGCGGGTTGCGCCGGTTTCATCAACACCTGATTGACCTAGTAGCTGGTTAGCAAACCTGTGTGCGCCGTAATTAGACATGCCCATGCGAGATAGAACGTCACCCAGCCCGTAACGCATGCGCTCGAAGCGTGACGGCTCGTAAGGTAACAAGCTCGGACTGCCATCAACAGGCAGGAGGTTGATCGACGGGCGCATGCCCAAAAGGTTCTCAGCCATCAAACGATCCAACTGCTGTCGCTATACGTCAGCGGGCGGTTGTACTTCCACGCCGACCCAGACGTGACCCGCGCCGCGTTGCCGGCAAAGGTCAGAAGAAACGCATCCGCTATGTCTGGCGATTTGCGTCCGCGCTTGCGCATCTCGTCCTTGCTTTCAACTTTCAGCTTGCCAGTCGACGTGTATGTGAAGCGCGGCATAGTCAATTCTTCGATTAGCTCGTCTTGCGCAGGCAGAACGCAATCGCGCTTTTCCAGCCACTCGCGACCCGACCACCAAAGCTCGTCGCGCAAGCGCACAAACTTCTGCCCCATTGCGGAACTCTCAGCCACGTTGATCCCGCGAGCAGGTAAGTCCAGCTCGATAAGGCGATCGACAACGCCAGCGCCGAGGCCAATAGAATCGACAACAATCTCGCTGGGGCGATCAGGATACGGCGTAGCCTCATATTCACTCATGACAATCCCGCACAGCTGCATCAGATCCTTGTCGCGCCAGGTCTTGATCGGCTCGGTCACGACGTTGCCGCGCCGCTTGCACAGCGCCGATCGATCGCCGCCCATGCGCGCCACGTCCAAGCCCCACACCGGCATGACAGTCGCGACGCCGTCTACCTCTCGACCCACCGCAGCCTCGACGAGATGGCGCGGGATCACCGCGTCGTCGTCAGCCGCAGGCGGCAGACCCAGCACGCGCACGCGGTAGATGTTGCTGTCCGCCCCGTACTGCTCGGCCATCTGCGCGATGAACTCGCGGCTGACCTGCGTCGAGTCCAGGCAACTGACCGTCTGCGTGTGCCAGCGCTGGCTGGCGAACGCATCGCTGAAAAACCCCTTCGCCCGCGTCGGGTTGCCGACCATCAAAGTCTTCGCACCCGGCGTCGACATCGAGCCCTGGCCCACCTCGAACACGATGTCGGGGATGCCAGACGCCTCGTCGCACACAAAGAGCATGTTGGGCGAGTGAAACCCTTGCAGCGCTTCCGGCTGCTCCTTGCGGCTCGTGCGCGCGACACAGAAACTATCGGGCGCGCTCGTCAGGTTGATCTTGTCGCTCTTGATTTCGAGCTGCTTCTGGAAGCCCTCGGGCAGGTGCTTGGTCCACTTCTGCAACTCGGCCCACAGCACGTCGGACAGCTGATGCGCCGTATTCGCTGTCGCGGCGATCTTGCTGGGGTAGTGCGTTAGAAGCCACCAAAGGATGACCCACGACAGAAACGCAGACTTGCCGACGCCGTGGCCGCTGCGGATCGCGACACGGTCGTGCGTGCGAATGGCCTGCAACGCCTTCACCTGCCACTCCTGCGGCGTTGCGTTTAGGCACGTCTTAACAAACAGAACAGGGTCGTCGTGCAGCGCCTTCAGCGTTGCGGCTGCGTCGTCTAACTTCGGCGCAACCTTCGTCTTCGCCGCAGGCTTTGCCTTTTTCGCGGTCGCCGCTTTCGCCATTTTATTTTTTCCGGCCGTGGGTGTCTGTCACGCAACCCCCACCCCCAGGGGGGGGTCTAGCGCCAGGCGTCCCCGTGAACCCAGCCCACGATGCTATGCCGCGCGCCACGCACCAGAGGCGTGACCTCGTGCGCCATGAACGCCGGGAAGATCGACAGCCCGCCGCAGTCGCGCGGGATCGGCATGCCCGCGTCTGCGCCGCCATCCAGCACGAGATCGCAGCCTTCGTACTCGTCCGGCTCGCTGAGTTGCAGGACGTATGTCAGCTTGCGGTTCGCCCGGTTGCTGTTGAGGTCGGCCATGTGGATGTCGGTGTGGCGCTTGTACTGGTCGCCCGTTGACTCGTAGACGAGGTAGTTGAGGCCTTCGGCCACGCCGTCGATGTGGAACCCGTAGGCCTGGTCGTTAGCGGCGACGACAACGTCGACGATCGGGTCGATGATCCAGTTGTGCCCAACACCAAAGTCCCTGGTCGTCACGCGGCGGTAGTCGGTGCGCAGGCCGCTGCTCAGTTCCGCGGCGTGGGGCGGTATGCGCGACAGATCGCGCTTGATGGCCTCGACACCCTGGGGCGTGAACAAGTCGGGGTAGTGGACTAGCAAATTGGCCTCGCGGCTGTTGCCGGGTGTGTTCGCGCTCGCGCCCCCCGCCCGATTCTCAGGGGGGGGGTCTAGGCTGACCTATAGGTCAACGTCCTCGCCAAAAGAGGGTGATTGTCGCATAATCTTCATTATGACAAATGTTAATTTCAACGATATCAACCACTTAGTCTGTTTTCGCGCGTGAAGTGTGGCGTATCGCCATAATCGCTTCGAACTTCTTCAATCTTGGGTAGGCGTGACATCGATAACTGGCACCGGCTCGTCGCGCTCGTGAGCGATTGCCTGCCCTACCTGCTGTAAGGCGCTCAGGAAGCCGTCACCGGCTTCGAGCGTGACGTTGGTCGGCAGGTAGCGACCGATCGCCGCCAACGTCCTAGGAGCGTCTTTTTCGAGGTTTTCCGCCAGTATTTGGCTCAAAGGCTTGCCGCCGCGATCCAAGATGTTGAGCGCCTCGGTCAACTCCGCTCGCAGCCTGACGATGGTCTGCTGCCCGTGCCCGCTTCCTGCGGGCCGACCAGCTTTTTTAATTCCGCTAACGCTCTGATCTTTACCCATAAAAAAACCGCACCTTTCCGGCACGGCACCCATCATATAGTGTTTGTACCAAGTAGCTGCCACAAGATCAAGTTTTTAGTCAACCGAGATCCCCCAAAAATCAGCAAGCTGATCCAGGCCAAGCCGAAGCAGTGTCATGCCTGCGCGACCAGCGTCCATCGTGCGCCTCGCCCAGTCGTTCGGAGCCTCGTCATGTACCACGACAGCGATTACAGCAGGCGCAAGCCGACCCATTGATCGGCACGCTCGAACGTAGTCAGCCCACGCCTCGGCCTGCCCATCGCTCATCTCGCGCCGCCCAGCGCTCGTGCGCGGCTGAAGATCAGCCGTCACCCGGCCAGACCCCGCGCCGCGCTGATGTAGCAGGCGCAGCCGCTCCCCGGCCTCGAACTGTCGGCGCGTCAGCAGCTTTTTGTGGAAAAAACGATCAAGCGGGATCGCTGTCAGGATGCGCCTGCGCTTAGGCCCACCCGGTCGCGTATCCAGCGGCTCGTCGCGCCAATCGTCGCCGTGCTGCATCCGCTCGGCGGGTCCGAGGTCCGTCAACACCCGCTGCTTCTTACGATTCAAAACGGCACCTCGTCGCCACCGCGCGCCAACCGCTTGCTTGCAGACACCGTCGCCCCAGGAAACGCGGCTTTGACTGCGTGCGGCAACGACCACTGCGCGTCGATCAGACGACCGATCTCGTCCAGGCTGTAGGCCTGATACCCGTCAGGCACTGCTTGCGCATCCGCAGGCGTGCGGACTACCGCAACCTTGCGACCCTCGTCTGTCTCAGCCAGCCACACCCGGTCTGGGTCGCCCTCGGGCTTGTGCCCAGCCGCTTTAGCAGCCTCTAAAACAGCCTCCCAGCCGCGTAGAGCGTTCGCGGCCTTCTGCGCTATCAGCCCGACGTCGCCGCTGCCTATCGCGTCGTTTAGGGCCTCCCTGGCCTTCTGAAACCGCGGCCCCAGTTCGCCGTCGATCAGGTGCGGAAGACGACCCAGTCCCCACTCGGCCTCAATCTCAGCGACCCGGCGATCGAGCCCCGCCAGGGCGGCGTACTGGCTCGTCTCGAT